ATTGTAAAATTAAATATATTTAATTTTACAATTGTAAGATAATATTATCTACAATTGTAAGATAATATTATCTACAATTGTAAGATAATATTATCTACAATTGTAAGATAATATTATCTACAATTGTAGATAATATTATCCGCACCCACAGGACTTTTATTTAAATAAAAAATTGAAAACAATTTAAAGATTATTATCTAAACTATATATAATTAAAATGACTTTGACTGAAGAACAGAACAAATTAGTTAATGATATAAGTGTAAGATTTAGAGAGAATAAACCATCTATCAGTGAAAAAAGTATTAAAACATATTCATCACTTATACGCTCATTATATGCTAAAGCACACTCCAAGACTACACCTTTTGATTTTGAATGGTTTGATAATGGTACAGCGGTTTTAGAAATCATTAAAGAAAAAACGCCTGCGACACAGAGAACAGCATTATCAGCATTAATAGGATTTACTAAAAATAATCTGCGATATAAAAAATACTTAGAACAATTAATGACTGAAAATAACAAAAAACCTACAGAAGTTAAAAGTGTAACACAAGAAGACAACTGGCTTACATTTGATGAAGTTTCAGATATATTTGAAAAACTGTATGAAACATATAAACCTTTGCTTAAGACTAAACCACCATTGCAACTTAATCCGCAACAATGGAATCACGTTTTAGAACTTATGATTATGACTTTGACGTGCGGCTATTTTATTGAACCACGCAGAAATCTTGACTGGTGTGAGATGAAAATCAATAAGATTGATAAAGAAGTGGATAATTGGATTGACTTTGATAAAAAACAATTTCATTTTAATAGATACAAGACAGACTGGAAATATGAAGAACAGATAATTGATATACCTAAAAAACTGACTAAAATATTGAAACGATTTATACGGTTGTCAGGCGATAATGAATATTTATTGACTAAAAATAACGACTCTAAATTTGAAAGTCCTGATGTTACATATACGCTAAATAAAGTTTTTAAAAAGAATATATCTACCTCAATGTTGAGACACATTTATTTAACACAGAAATACGAAAATGCACCATTGTATAGCGATATGAAAAAAACTGCCTACAATATGGCACACAGTGTTACGCAAGGGTTAGAGTATGTTAAAGTCTAAACTGTTTCTCTCTATGAATAATTTTTAAACTATATAAACTTAAAAATTATTATTATATAAGCAACGTGCGTTTCTTACCACTCTTGAGTGTTACTGTTTTGCTGACATACCTACTAACATTGGCGGTACTATCTTTTTACGTTTCATATTTTCTTTTATATCACGCAGCGTACGAGCATCCATTGCTGCCATTAATTTTGGAGTCTTATGATGCGGTTGCGCAGCGGTATATGAAGATTTGCATTTTGGGTTGCTTACGGCACAAGCATAACTTATTCCGTGAGTTTTAGCATAGGATTTTACGTGTTCTATCCACTTGTTTGCCATATATATATGCTAAATATTATTTTATTCTACCAAAAGGCACAGATTTGTAATTACCACCCATACCAACACTTAAACTTAATGGCGTTGATCCAACAGTTTTTATGTTTGCTTTCTTAAAAGGATGACGAAATTTTTTAGTAGTTGTTAAATCGCTAAAAGCGTGTGTATTTTGAAAATACTTTGACACAGGCATTATACTTATACTAAAGATTTTTTATTTTTTTGATACCAGTCTGCGCTATATTGTTTTATTTTTAGTAATTTATCAGGGTCTGTAACTGGATGCTCTTTGTTATATTTTTTTCTACACGCTTTTTTTTGCTCTTCTGTCCAAGGTCGTGGATTTAAAATATTTACACAAGGATTTTGCTCTATGTAGTCGGCTTCTCTATGTCTTAACTGATATTTAGTTATAGCATCAAACTCAAACTCTTCTAATAAAACTATTTTACAATTATCAAATCCATATTTATCAAATAGAGAGAAAGACGCACAATTTTTTAGACGTTTTTTATCTAACCAATTTACATAATCACTTTTATGTCCATTCATTCTACTACATAAATAATGTTTTTCAGTTGAACCATAATACACATCATTTTCGTCAGCAGTTTCATCACAGGGTACAATCTTGTAAATCTTGTAGGTCATCGTATTATAATTTTATATAACACTATGTTTTTATATTGTTTCAATTTTTTTTTTAATAGCATATATGGAAACAAAAAGTCTAAAGTCTTGCGCTAATTTCGCCGCTTAGTGTGTCCAACACGTATATGACATCAAGTTTGCTTATGAAAAATGCTGTGACGGAATTAGAGTTGCCAGTAGCCCAATTCATATTTAAGAATGTGTTGCCAGAATTGAGATTTGCACCATCAAGGATGCCTCCCTTTGACACCTTTTCTAAACTGTAGCCCCAGCAGAATTGAGCCTGATTTGCTACAGTAGTTCCAGTGGTAGAAAGTCCAAACACTTGGTCTGCGTCTGTAGGGAAAGTTCCACCAGTTGGTAAATAAATAAAATATTGAGAAGGCACAAGTCCAGATTTAAATTCATAGTTATTAAAATTCCCAATGGCCTGCTGTGTCTGCGCAAAGGCTAAAGCAGGGTTATTCACAATATTTGTAGGATTACTTGGCACAAGAATACCATTTATATTCCAAGCAATTGAAGTTGCCGCAGGTGCTTTGCTGTCCATCGTGTAATTAATACAACCTGCCGTGCTTAAAGTAGATGCTTCTGTAAATCGTACAAACATAGAACGAACAGAAGAACCTCTTAAACCTGTTAGCAAAGAAATAGTTCCAGCAGTAGAAGAAGGGATAGTAGCAGAAGACGCTCTGTAAGTAATACCGTTAAAGTATTGAGTTCCAGTCTTGTTTAACATACGCATACCTTCCATTCCAAGGGACACATATTGTAAGTTGAGACTGATATTATCTATAGTAATTCTAAAAGTTGCGGCAGTCGTCGCAGTTGATGTGACAAATGATACAGGGATTATACTATTTGTCTGCAAAACCACCTGTAATTTTCCTGTAGCGCCTATTTGAAAAAATTTGGATGCACCCTTACCAATAAGAGAATTTAAAAAAGGCACACAGTAAGAATAATATCTACTAGTTGCTGCGGCTAGAGTAGTGTTATTGATACCTCTTAAAACGTGTCCCTGATTACAAAACAATTGATTCGTACCAGCATCTTCATATTGGAATCCATACATACAAGCTAAAACGTCTCTTTGTCCTGCGTCCAATTCTGTTTGAACCAACAAGTCACTAACAATATCTAAATTGTTAATATCGTCCAAAATCACACCTGACTGCGATTGCGTATAAGTGCGGGCAAAATGAGACATACAATGACTGCGTAATTGCGCTGAAGTGACAATTGCTGCGCTTGGCGTATTTACAATTTCGTAATTTACTCTAAACGACAAGGTTGAAAAACGGGGATCAATAAACACATCTTTGCTTTGTCCCGCAGGTATGTCAAAGATAATATTCTGTGATGCTCCGTTGAGTTGAAGGGTAGATGAAGCCGTCAAAGTTTGAGTCGCAGTTTGAGATTGAGATAAATTGGAAGGAACGACTTTTACACTGTAAGCGTTCATTGAGGCAGGAAGACTGTAGTCTATTTCATTCTGTAATTCTTTTGGAAACCCGATTGTAGAAGCCATATAGTATATGAAAATAAAATAATTTTACAGAATTGCTGTTATTCTTCTAAAATTATATTGTCGTTTTTATTTGTTACAGTTTCTTGTATTGTTTTTACTAAATTAGAAAAATTTTGTGGCTTTTTAATTGCTCTGCGGTAGATATTAAATTTTAAGTCAAAATAACAGGATACACCATTAAAATTTATTAATTTGTTGTCATCATCTGTTATACGTATTTCTAAACCTGACATATTAATTTGTGTTTTTACCATAAATTCACTCGCATTATTTTCGTAAATAATCTGTGAATTTAATTTTGCTACATTTGGAATTGATGCTAAAACATCGCTACAGTTTATCGAACTGCCTGCTGAAATTGTTAAACCATTTGATAAAATATTTGCGTGAAATAGGAAACGTGGGATTGGTAAATAATTAAAAACACGCGTCATTATGAAACTATTAGCAGTTGTGCTAAAAGAATTATTGCTAAAACCCCAGATGTAATCACACGTTGTCTTTGACATTCCCCAAGTTGCTCCAGGATAGGCTGTTCTAAACGCTAAAGTATTAGAAATTGTAAATTTATTTGTTACGCTGTCACTAGTTATATTAAAATAGTTTGCTGAAAATATTGTATCCAATCTTGACTGCATAAATGTAACCCAAGATGTGCGTGTGTAATTGCCTAAAGGTATTGTTGTTTCATATTCAGTACTATTAACAAAAAAAACCATATAATTATTGTATTCATTCACAATATAATTGCTGTTTGTGATGACAGCATAAGGCATTGAACACGTAACATACTCTATACTGTCATCATTTTCAAAATCTAAATATGCTCTTAAATTGTAAAACATTTTTGATTTGTAGTCGCCGTTTAACAGAATCGCTGACGTGCCTTGAGAATTTAAATGTAAAACCATTGTATCTTTTATTAAAGGTTGTCCTACGCTAATTATTTCCATCTACATTATCCTGAGATTTATTTTCTTCTTGTATCATCTTACCATTTGAAACTAAATCGCTTACATTTTTAATCTCCATATGTTTTAATACTTCCTCCATATTTTTATTGTGTTCATTCTGCATTTCTTCTAAAATTTTTGGATCTTCTCCTGCGTAGGCTGTAAGCAGAGTCTGTTTTAATAATTCATCATCTAATCCAGCAAACATCGCCTCAATAGCCTTTCTGTTTTTTCGTTTTTCCAAAATACTCATATAGATATAATTATATTTTTTCTAAATGCTTCTAAAGTAAAAAGATTACAATCAAAGTTATAATTATTTTTGAAAGTCCAAATTTCGCAGAGAGAATTTGAAATGTAATCTCTATAGGATTTGTCGTCATAATATTATATATAAGTAATCCATTATTGTACCCATAATGTGATAGAATATTATTAATTAGAGTGTCCCTTGCGTAGTTGCGCGCGTTATAACAGATTTTTATTCTTTTTTTTTTGAGAAATATTCAAAAAAACCGCAGCAAAATAGTCTAAATTTTGAAATTTTTTTTATTGATTTGTTCTCCCACAAGAATTCTATATTGCTGTCAATTGCGATTCTCTCTGTAGCATTTATGCTAAATACCTGTTGTAAAATATCTAACGCAAGTTCCTTCTTATTGATTTTATTTTTTTTACTTTTTTCTGCGACGTGTTCAATTAAGTTGCACACAAGTAGCAGATGCTCGTTTGAGTTTTTGTATTTCGCATCAACTAAACCTAACTCTGTTAGTCTCGCTACAACTTTTTTTTTAATCTCATTTTTCTTCACATCTGTGGATAATTGATTTTGAATTGAAACCAAGTGTAAGGTATCCATTATATATAATCAAAATATTTTTTTTATTTATGAAATTACTGTCCATTGCGTGGTCGAAATAGGCATTATTGTTGTTATAAATTGTGCTGTCGTTAATAAAATATAATTGGTGTTTTCTGCTGTAGTTGCGATAGAACCACGCTGAATTATGGTCGTGCCGCTACCTGCCGCAGTCTTGATAATCAATTGAAATGAGGTATTTGCTATTCGTCGTATAACCATAGAGCACCCAGTCATTGCTACTGATATTGTTGGTAAAACTACCACTGCATCAGCAGTTCCTGAAGAGAATGTGTATGAACCATATAATGTTGATGGCGCACCTGGCAACGCTGTCGCATTATTCACAATTGCGCCTATTTCATACGGACGATAATTTGTTATTCTAAATGTCCCTGTAGCGTTCAATGTCCCAGAGGCAGTTATTGTTCCCGATGATGTAATGCTTGTTGCCGTAAGCGTTGTAGTTGATGCCTGATAATTTAAATTCGTATTATCAGAATACATATTATTATATCCAGTTGCTGTGCCGCCAAATGGCAATGAATATTTTGTTGCTGGAATTGAAACAGTCGCATTAGTATAGATTGTATCAGCAGCCTCAGCATTTAATGTATTCATTACTATCCAGTTTGCCCCTGAAACAGATGAATCAATACACAATAATCTTATATTTGCTACTACTTTGTTAAAAGTATAACTTGACGCAGTTGTATATGTCCCATCATTTTTTAAATACGCTACAAGTTGCCCAGCAGGAGCATTTATAGTTATAGCCAAGCCTGTAACTTGTCTTTGAATAAAATATTTACAACCTATATTTACTGTCGCAGGTGTTGGTAAATTTATTGTCGTTGTTGTCGCATCTGTTAGCAAAATATTCTCATTTGTTCTAAAAGATAAATTTATTGTTACACCTGTCAAAGCCTGATTACACGCAAGTCTTGTTTTATTCGGGATTGTTAAGCGTGGAAATGTCCCACCATAACTGCCGCCTATTACAAACTCATAACTTTCTTGTATCTGTGCATTAAATCCTATTGCGATTGAATTGAACGGATTTGAGAAAGTGGTATTGGTTGCTCTTCCCACATAAACGCAAGATTCTCCCGCACTTGACCCTGTTCCCGCAGCATAACCTACGAAAACTGAGTCTGACCCCCCAACATTGTCATAGCCTGCTAATGCGCCAAAATATTGGTTTGCCGTGCCGTTTGTATTATTGTATCCAGCAAATGGACCTACGGCCACTACGGAATTGGCTGTCCCGGTTGCTGAACCCATTGCATTATATCCAATCGAAAGAATTTGGTTGTCGGTTGCGGAAGGACAGGAATTTGTTCCAAGCACCACACAAAAATTTCGGTCAGAAAGTCCGTTTCCCGTATTTGAACCAATCATCACATTTCCCTGGCCTGAAATATTGCTGTTATATGAGTTATATCCTATAGTTACGTTGTCGTTTCCCGCAATATTAAGATTTTGACTGTTTTCGCCTATGGCTATGTTGCGTTGTGCTAAAACACCTGCGCCGTAAAGTCTTTGACCTCCTATATTTTGTAGAGCATTAACCCCAATGGCAATGTTTGAACTACATCCATCGTTTGTTTGAAGAGCATTTTTTCCAATTCCTATACAATTAGAACCTGTATTGTAAATATATCCTGCTGGATTTTGGTCTCCTGCTACTGAATTCTCACCAATTCCAATACAATTTAATGATGCTGCTTGTCTATTAACCATAGCATTTGAACTGATTTGAATATTTGTTGCGGTTAGGGTAGTTCTCGGTAAAATACCTTTTGAAAATGTGTTAAGTTCTGCCCACGTGTTTGCGGTTGCTAATCTACCATACGCTCCATCTCCAAAGTTTTTTGTTATGAGTTGCGTTCCTGATGTCGGATTCAAAGTTGATGTTGGCAAAAAAGAATTAAACGTGTTCGTATTTGTCCAGGCGTTTGCGAACGCTAAGCGTCCAAAAGTTGAATCTACAAAAATTTTTGTGACGAGTTGAGTTGCTGTAGTAGGCGTTAAAGTGCTAGTAGGCAGATTTACATTATAACTGTTCGTTCCAGTCCAGGCATTTGTGCCTGCAAGACTTACTCCTGAACCAATTGCTGCGTAAGCGCTATCCCCATATCCTTTTGTAATAAAAGTTGAAGTTGTAAAACCTGTTGTAATAGTTGTTGTGGGTAAATTTGAGTTGAATGTTGCTGTGCTTCCAGGAAATGAAACACTTGTATTGCTAAATGTGGTAGGACAGTTTGAAAAATTCACAGAACCTGTATCAAAAAGGGTTGCGCTATTAATGGATAGTGTGTTTGGATATATAGAAATAACGTCGCAAGTTAGTTCGGTTCTGTTTGTTGCTGTGTTTAAAAATAACATATTTCCGCCAATATCATTTTCTATGACAAATAGTCTATCAATATGTCCAAAATACACATTTTCTAGAGTTTGTCCTACATCTATTGTTGAACCAAGGTCAGCATTTACTGCTGCTGTACTATTTCTAGGTAATATAATTTTACCACTACTCAATACATCAAAATACGCTTCGCTGTCTCCTGATAATGTTATATCATTTGTAGAATTTATTCCATCTGTATTCATCTTAAATTATATAGATATTTATTTTTCAGGTTTATGCCTTTGTCTGTATGATTTAGCATATTCTGCTCTTTTTCGTTTTTGTTCTTCTGTTAAGGGTTTTTTAGGTTTTTTTTCTGCTTTTGCTTCACTTAAAGGGGGTGATTCGGTTTGTTTTTCAGGTATAAATGATGGCTCTTTTATTGGTTCTACAATAGGCTTTCTGTAATTATATTCACTACCGCCTAAAATTGTGCTTCGTATATCTTCTGTTGCCATACTTGCTGCTTCTTGTTTTTGTAATTTTTGTAATCTTTGTGCTTCTAATTCTGCTCTTGGATTAAATTCTGTTGATGGTTTTACTTCCACGAATGGCTGATACATACTATTAAAATTATAAGGCGTGCTCCCGAATAAATTTGATAAGTTTTCAGGTTTTCTACCTACAGATTCGTGTATTTGTGGTTCTGTAAATGTGCTTTGAAATGTGTTTGGTATATTCTTGTCTGAAGAATTATCTTTTTGCTGTTTTGACAATTTTACAGGGGTTATAAAGTCTTCCTGTTGCTCACGTTTCAAAGGTCTTTCTAAAATTTCTACAAAGCCTTCTGTGCCAATACCTACATCTTGAAATTGCGCTGGCACTGCGGATTTTGGGGCTGCCGCAGGTGCTGCTACTAAAGGCGCTGGTGCTTCGGTTGGTGGTGGATTTGCTCTGTAAGTATATGGGTCGCCTAGTTGATATACTACAGGTGGTAATTGCTGATATTGTGACATACTTGAAGCACCTCCACCAGATGGTTGTCTTCTGCGTCTGCGCTTAATTTTGTGTCCTTTGCTATCTAATTTTACTATTACTGTCTGTTTTACATTTTGAGTCTGTTTTTGTTTTTGCTTAGTAATTGTTTTACGTGGCATATATATCATATACAGTGATTTTATTTTTAAAAAAAAAATTGAAATGGATTTTATAAATAAAATGAAAGACATACTAAACGTGCTAAAAATGAATTTTCTTAAAATAATTAAAAACTCAAACCAGACATCTATTGAATATATGATAATATTCACTTGCTTAGGAGGAGATTATAGCATTTGTATTCAAGACGAAACCCTTAAAAAGAAAATAAAAGTATTACATAATTTGGCAGTGAATTTAAAATTATCACTATTAAAAGGTAGAAAGTTTATGGATTTTATAAAAGATGATGAAGTATTAATTGAAATGATTATGATTTCAACAAATGTAATTCATAATCACAGAGACACGTTCAAAGAATTTTTAGATATGGCAATGCAACACGCAGAAAAAAATACAAGTCAAAGATATATAACCACTTGTAATACTTCTATGGAAGCATTAAAATTAGCAGACAGTTTTCATTTAATGCTTACTAATCATCATTGAATTTAAAAAAAATTGAAATGAAAAAAATATAAAAAGATATTTGTATATTATTTTATGCCTGATTACTCTAAATCAAAAATATATAAGATTACCTGTAATGTCACAGGGGTGTGCTATATTGGCTCTACTGTTCAAGAATTAGAAGATAGAATGTCTAATCATAAATCCGCATATAATGGTGGTTATTTACAGTGTATGTCAAGAGAAGTTTTTAAAAATAATAACTATATATATGAAGTCATAGAAGACTATCCGTGTGAAAATAAAATAGAATTATGGCAAAGAGAGCAGTATCATTTAGATTTAAATAGAGACAATTGTGTAAATAAGCAAAAAGCATATGGTCCATTAACTGAAGAAGAAGAAAAAAAATACTGGAAAGATTATCATATCACAAATAGAGAGAAAGCGTGTGAAAGGGCTAACAAATGGTATGAAACGCATAAAGAATATGCTATAAATAGGTCTTCATTATATGCTGAAACAAATAAAGAAAAAATAAAAAAATATCAACAGCATTACAGAGATAGTAATAAAGAAAAACTAAAAGAATACGCAGAAAAAAACAAGGCGAAAATAGCAGCACAAAGAAAAGAAAGAGACCAAAAAAAGAAAGCAGAAAAATCTAATCTGTAAAGCGTATTTCATCCCAATTTATATACATCTTTTTATGTTTTAAAGACACCAATACATAGTCGTGCGTTGTAGGTAGCATTTTTGTCATCTTATAAAAATTATCTTTCTTAATATCCATCATTTCATTAAAAAATTTTAGATTCATCGATTTATTTGTATTAAACAGAATTGCGTTATTTGTAATCTCTCTAATACTCCTCCCAAGCATATAAAAATTCTGCACTAGAATAAAAGCCGTAAGCCTCAAATGGCGGTTTTTTAAAAACATAGATTGTAATATTTTTGCCTCTGCCTTGTTTTTTAATTGATTACCAAAGTCATCTATTAAAAGCAGACTGTAATAACCCTCACTCGCATTTTCTTCAATTTTGTCATAGATTTCGCTTAAAGTATCTACATCATATGTGTGATAAATATGGTCTGGTGGTAGATTTTTTTTAAACACATTATCCTTATCTGCTATGGAACTCATACTGTTCTCTGGCATAATGAGAAAAATATCGTGATACACTCCCTTGAATATTGTTTTTAGCATTTGTATCAACCAGGTAGTTTTACCTGAACCTGTGCCGCCTGAAATAAGAGTTGTATTTGATGTGCCAAAGCATTGTTTAATTGCTGGATATTCTGCTAATTTTGGGTCTATGATGTCATCTACATTCATTTTTACAGGTTTTAGTCTGGGCTTTTCTAAATGGATTACTTGCATTGCCTATCATATATGGATGGAAAATTTAAATTATACTCTAAAACAATTTAAAGATATATACATAAATAATTTAATATGGCAAATAAAACAGTCGCAGGTTTAGATTATAATGTTTATATGAAAAATTATATGAAAGATTACGCTGCCAAATTCCGTGAGAAAAATAGAGATAAATATAATGAATATCAGACTGAATATAAAGAAAAAAATAAAGAAAAACTAAAAGAACATCAAGCAGAATATCAATCAGATTATCAGCCTAAATACAGAGAGAAAAATAAAGATAAACTGAAAAAAACAATAACCTGTGAATGCGGCGGACATTATATATATAATTCTAAACACCAGCATTTTAAAACCAATAAACACAAGAATTTTATCTCTACTAACTATATAAATGCCAGCGATACGACCAAAAAAGATACGACTGTATAATGCTCTTAAAATTGGATACCTTAGGAATGAGCGCAAACAGCGTAAGCGCCTGAAAAGATTTGGTTATAGGTTAGACCAAGATTTAACAAACAGAGAACATCTTGTTGCCTATAATCCATTTACAAAAAAAGTATTGTTTGTTTCAAATGGCACTCAAATTACGTCTCCAAAAGATTTATACACTGATTTAGCAGGTATTGGATTAGGCAGATTAAAAAATACTGACAGATTTAAAAGTGATAATTCTGCTTATCTAAAGGCAAAAGAAAAATATAAAGATGCCCCTGTAACGCTTGTAGGACACAGTTTAGCTGGAGGAATTATTTCGGCAATTGATTTAAAAGCAAATGACAAAGCAATTGGATACAATCCTGCGAATGTCTTCAACAAACCAAAAGAAAATGTAAAACTTTTTAGAACTGCTGCTGATCCGTTTTCTTTGCTTTCTAGAGATACAAGAACGCTTTCAAATCAGGCTCCTCTTGTTGAAAGACTGAACCCATTACAACCTCATAATGTCTCTAATATCAGAAATGAACCTATCTTTGTTGGTTAGAAAATGATAAATAGAGAGAATAATTTAAAGATATTTCTATACTATATATCAATATGACATCACCAACTTATCAACAGAATAAAAAACACATATACATTTGGCGTGCTAAAAACAGAGAAAAAAGAAACGCTTATGAAATCCGTGCGCAAAGATGGCGAATTGTAAAAAAAGAATTCTTAAACATTTTATTAATTATTTAGATAAAATTCTTTTTATAATTAACAAAAAAATTGATTTAAAGATTTAAATCTATACCATATATAAACAATGCCTATCAACTATACAAATACTATGTTTTGGAAAAAAGAAGATAATTTTTTAAACGCAGATGGTAATGAAATTATTAATAGGTTAAATAATAAATTGCCTACATATGAAGTTGTAACAAATGATATAAAACCTAAATTGTATTTTGATATAGATATTAAAGTTAATTCTGACGATTATGCTGACGAAATTGCTGAAATTATTGAGCAAAAAGGATTAAAATACTTAACAGACAATTTAAAAGATATAGCAAAACCTAATATAGCAATTGCTGTTTCACATAGCAAATTTTATGATACAACAAAAGGGTTAGGAAAATACTCTGTTAGATATTTTGTAAGCAACATTAAAGCAAATAAAAAAACAATTACAAGTTTTGTTAAGGAGATAAATAATATCATTAATAATATGAAGATTGACCCAATAACTGATTATGTGGATTTAGTTGAAGGTAAATTATTTGATGAAGGTATTTATGATACAAATCGTAAAATGCGATGTATTAATACAAGCAAACCTAATGAAAATAGACCCTTAGTATTAAAATTTGGCAATATAGAACAAACAATTATAACAGATTTGTATGATAATGATTGCGTTGAAATGAGTAGCAATGAACCTGAACCTATTACTCAAGTAGAAAATAAAACATATCCCCAATCTAAAACAGATGATGTTGAATACATGCTTAATGAGTGTTTAAAAAATAAATATTGCGGTACAGGAGACCACGCAATGTGGGTTAAAATAGCACAAATAATTAAAAATGAATTTAAAGATGAAGGTGTTATGATTTTTTGTAACTGGACCAATAAATTTGGAAGTGAGAACAAAAAAAATGAAGCATTTCAACTATATACAAAAAATATTAAATCAACGCCCTTAAAAGATAAAAATAGATTGACTATAGGAACTCTTAAATATTATGCTGAAAAAGAAAACCCCATTGCTTATGCAGCGAGATTTAAAAAGATTAAAAAGTTGGAATTTAATGATGCTATTGAAAACACTCTTGATTCTCAGACTGAATATAGTATCGCTAAAGTATTTGTTGAATTTTTTGGAAATAAGCATAAATGTTTAGATATTAGAATGCAAAATTGGTTACTATTTAATGAAAAAAATCTGTGGGTTGATGATAATTGTGGAACAACTTTGAGAAATAAAATATCTACCGATTTGAAAACGCTATATGAACAAAGGTTAGAATTGTATCAAAATGAATTAAAAAACTGTGACGATGATGAATTAAAAACCATTTACAAAGGCAAAATTAAAGACATTCAAATATTATTCGTGAAAATAGAAAAAACAAATGATAAAAATAACATAAAACGTGAAATTACTGACTTGCTGTTAGATACAGATTTTATTAAAGATTTAAATCGTGAAAAGTATGTTTTACCTATAAAAAATAACAAAATGTTAAATATGAAAACACTTGAAATATATGATAGAACAAGCAGTCATAAATTCTCTTACGAATGTGATGCTGAATTTATACAATTATCACAAGAAAAAGAAGACGATATTAATGAATATTTTTTGCAATTATTTTGTGGAAATCAAGACCTTGTTAATACAGTTGTAGATATTTTTAAAAGCATATTTACAGGTGAAACATTGCGGTACATATTCTTTTTCACAGGCTCAGGTTGTAATGGTAAATCATTATTATTTAAAATTTTACAATCTATTTTTAAATCCGCTATGGATACAATTGATACAAATGTGATATTGGATAAAAAAATGAATAATCAACTTACTACGCAATTTGAAAAACTTGATAAATGCCGCTTGGGTTACATCACAGAATTAAAAGAAACAGATAAGTTACACGAAACAAACATAAAAAAAATTAGTGGTGGTGACCCTATAGATTTACGAGGGTTATTTAAAAGCAATGTTACCATAATACCTACTGTAAATTTATGTGTTTTATCTAATGAACTTGCTAAGTTTGATAGAGAAAAAGCAATTGAAGATAGAACAGTTGTAATACCATTTTTAAATACATTTGAACCTGATATTACATTTGAAAGCAAAATGCTCTCTAAAAAAAGTGAAATATTCTCCTATATAATGAAACGTGGCGTGATAAGAGATAAATTTATAGCAACAAAAGAAATGATTGAGGCTAAAGAAAATTATATGCAAGACAATGAAAAAATAGACCATTTAAAAGATTTTGTCACAGAATATTTTGAAATTACTCCTTTTATCAAGACAGAAAAAATAACTAACAATAATTTTACTGTTATGTATAACAATTGGTTAATTACAAATAACAGAAAAGATAGTAGAAATACAAATACATTTATTACAAGACGGATTAAAGCATTTGGTATAACAGTTAAAGAAAGTAACGGTAAAACTTGGTATTATGGATTAAAACAGAAAGAAGAAATTGAAGAAGAATAAAAAGTGGAGAACAAATTTAAGGGGGCATAAAAAATGAAAGAAAAAAATATCTCCACTGTTATTTTTAAAACTCATTTTACACCATAATGCTCTCATTTACCTCTTACTTATTAAATATATTCTTACCTTAATTTTAAAAAGTGGAGATAATAGTGGAAAGGGGAGAAAATATGATAAAAATAGCCGAACCTAAAATAAAAAATCTTTTTATAAAATTTTTTATTTACCACAGTAGAATTTAAAAGCCCTACCCCCTAGCACTTTTCCCCTTTTCCACTTTTTTCCAACTCTTTCTCTCTATTTTCATTATTCTCATAGATTAATTACTCATTTATTATTTAAAAATAAGAATATAAAGACATTTCAAGAGTATGGGTATAGAACAATGAACGCTAATGATAAGGAAATTTATGAACTTATGAAGCAAACTATACGTGAATATGCTCTTGACTCAAAACAGAATAAAACCAAAATTGAGACCTTAACTGCTGAGTTAGAGATTTTAAAGGGTGAAAATGCAGCATTGATAAAAGATAGAGAAAAATCCATATCCAATACGCTCATGATTTTAACCAATATAAAGCATAAGATGTTCAATGCTATAACAGATGAATACGCAAATATATATAATTCTAAAACTATTTAAAGACTGTTTCATTATTCTTATAGATATGAACGCAGAGTTTTTTAATATGCTAGTAAAAAATCAATCCAATTGGAGCAACCAATACAAGCAACAGAAAAAACAGAAGTTAAAAGAGTATCAAGCCTACCAGCGCGAAATGTCTCCGCAGTGGAGAGCACAGCAAAAAATACTGCGTCTCAAGTATGAAGGTAAAATCTAATCATTATTTATGACATTGAATATACATAATGGAAATTGTTTAGATGTTTTAAAACATATACCTGATAAAAGCATTGACTTAATCATCTGCGACTTGCCTTATGGTATTACAAAGTGCTACTGGGATAAAAAAATAGACCTAGACCTTTTATGGATACAGTTGCTGCGAGTTGCCAAACCAAATACGCCATATTTTTTTTTCTGTAAGATGAAATTTGCTGTAGAATTAATAAATTCAAATACTAAAATGTTTCGCTATGAGATTATTTGGGATAAAGATAGGCTGACTAATCCACTCACATCTACACTCGGTTTTGCAAATAGTCACGAATTAATTCTTGTGTTTTACAAAAAGAAACCTGTGTATAGAATTAAAGATTATCATACGAAAAAAGACCAAGTTTCTACAAGCAAATCATTTTCTCCTGTTACTGGAACATTTAACTACAGTGGGCCTCACGGAGCGTATGAACCTAAATTACCCTTATCTATTATCAAGTGTCCTTTTACAAATACAAAAGTATTACGCTCAACACAAAAGCCTGTACAACTTTTAGAGACAATTATCAAGTATTATTCAAACGAAAAGGACGTAGTCCTAGACCCTACTATGGGTTCAGGTTCAACAGGAATTGCCGCATTAAATTTAAACCGTAATTTTATAGGGATAGAAATGGATACAGAGTGTTTTAAAATTGCCGAAAATAGACTACAAAACCTTTGACGCTAATCGTTTCAACACAATTTCGTATAATCCATTTTTTCTTACCTTAATGCTACAGCAATCTGGATACAGCGACTCTAATATTTCAGCATTAATTTTCATATCGTATAGTCTGTCTTTTAGTGTGCCTAATCCGCCCATATCTGTACCAAAATATTTCGTCTTAATACCAATGCGATTATATCGTAACACAATACCATCGCGCTTATAAAATAAAATGCTGCGTTCGACGTCTTCTTTTGAGTCAGTCCCTAGCAAATGTGTTAATTCAGGCACATTTTTTCTGTTTATGTAACCATAAAACGCACCTACGATATATGATAAGCAAGTAAGGCATTTAACTCTTTCTTTTCTGAAATAGGGGTTAAAACACGGATACACACCAAATATGTAGCTGCCTTTGAATTCGCAGTCCTCAAACGCCTGACAAATAAAATCATCAAGCAACACATATTCTGTCATTGATAAATCTACTTGTCGCACATCATCATCTATACTAACAATATGCTGCCCTTCAGGATAATACTGTGTGATAAATTCTCTTTGATTAACCAAACCACGCTTACCTATTACGATTTTATTGTAATAGTCTGGATTTAACAGAATGCTGTAATCCGTAAATTCGTCATCATCTGCTACAAACACAGTAATTAATTCTTTTTTAATACCATTCTCGTGTAGCATTTTTAGCGTGTGATTGTTACAGACTTTTGACCTTTTATACGATGGAATTGCAACCTGATACATTTAAATATATGTATAAAAAATGTACATATATTCTACTAATGGTTTTAGTTCCGTTTTGCCTAAAATATTTAGTATCATTTTTTATAAGACAAAATAGTTAAAAATAAAATCTGTAGTTTATTTATAATGGAAGAACAACATTTAGAACAAACAGAAACTATTCAAGAGCAACCACTTGTCAAGCCTAAACGCAAGCAAAATTTAACGGACTCTCAGCGGCAGAAAAAGGCAGAAAATATGAGAAAAATATCTCTAGCACGTATTGAAAAACACAGATTGGCAAATGAAGCCAAACTGGAAGAAAAGGAAGACCAACTTGTAGAGAAACTGGCAAAGGTGGAAGACAAGAAGAAACAGGTGCGAAAAATCAAAGAAGACAAACTTGAGTCAATTGACACACCTGTACAAAAAGTAAGAAAAGCGCAACCAAAAAAGAAACAACCAAAGGTAATTTATGAAACAAGTGACAGCGAAGAGTATGGTAATGAAACAGATGGAAGCGATGATACTGAAGTCATCTATGTAGCAAAGAAACCTAAGAAGGAAAAAAATTTAGTCAAACCAAAAAGAGAAATTAGAGAGAAAGAAGAACAAGAAGTTTTAGAACAAAAACCTGTAATTAAATTTCTCTAGTAGTATATATGGCCTATGGAATTATTAACGTTAAAGGCGGCTATCTTGTATCTAATCCAGTTAATCATCGTGTTTATTCAAGTCATCCTCTCCCCCTCAAAACCGCACGAAAGCAACGTGTCGCAATCGCCCTCAGTGAAGCAAGAAAAACCAGAAAGCCAATAAAATCATTTTTTGTATAAATTTATAACACTATATATATAATGCCAATCTATTCTCTTTTATTAAATAGCATTGCCTCTGCTGTATATACAGCCCCTGTTAAAACAAACCAAGGACTTATCGCGGGCTGGTATTTAAATTACGATGATTTATTTAGAAAAGAAAATTATAAGTTTAACAAGTGTAGGCTTCGTATGAATATGGTGTCAAATCTAGCAAACGGAGTAGCATTTCAAACCTCTCTTTCATATATAGGCTGTAACCTAGCATCAACCACAAATTCAACAAATACAATTAACCCAAGTCCAATAAATCTGTTTGGATTTGTGGATAGTAATACTACGATTCAGCGTAATACAAATCCAGAACTTACAAACACATCTGAAAGTCAAGGCACTAATATTTCTGTTCCAAAAGGTTCAGGATTATTCACAATACAGATTGGAGATATGAATGATATGACTAGTCTTCTTGTTTTAGCAGCTGGCGTTTCAATTGGCTACCAAATACACTTACAATTTGAGTTATATTGATAAAATTTTGTAAAATAAAATAAAAAGATATAATATATGCCTGTTTTTACATTATATCTTTCAACACAAATCACTGCGCCTGCGTCTAATTTAATTGTTCCAATTGATAAAACTAATTTAGCAAATGTGTTATATCGTGTAGATTTTACAAACCTTTTTGGTAATTATTTAGACGAATATAAATACTGTCGTGTAAGATACCATCTTGTTGGAGAAAGCTTTACAGCATCAAGTCCGGCAGGTTTAGATTGGACTAACTATTCAGGAACTCTTTCACTGTCATTGCCAAGCACATTTAACGGCACAACTTGGACTAATGGGGCATTATTGGGAATAATTTATCCTGTAGATTGCCCTATTAGCGGCACAGGCATACATTGTATGTTAGGTTCAACCCTTAGCGAATGTGGTGTAGATATAAATCCTCAAAATTTAAAAGCAGTAACAGACCTTAGAATTACCTTAAGCAATTGGGTTACATCTCAACCTCTGGCTACTATGCAGAACTATATGCTATTACTATCATTTGAGTTATACAATTAATTTATATTCTTTGTATTTATATAAATGACTGAAACAGACGAAATTTATACTATTACGCTTTCAACAGCAACTGCTCAAACAAATAGAGACAATATACCTGTATTAAGAACCGCAGGCAATTATAGTGATGTCTCTTGGTTAATTAATTACGACAGTTTATTCAAAGGCAGACAAAAGTTATTTAAATTTTGTCGTGTAAGATTTAACTGGTATCAAGGATCAAGCACATATACTTGGAATAATCAAAATGGATATTTAGCAGCAAATTTTGCCTCAAAATTTAATTCTCCAACAACCTGTTTGCCAACTATTTTAGGCATTGTAACCCCTTCTATAAATCCAAATAATACAGGAGTAAATCCGCACGCATTTCTTGTTTCAACCTTAAACGAAATTGGTGTAGATGTCAATATAGACCAGTTCCAAGGCAGCCAACTTTTACAACTTAAGTTCTGTAACGATGATGCTTTTACACCTATGTCAGGTATTACAAAAGATTATTTGATATTTCTTAGTTTTCAACTATACAATTAATTGTGATGCTAAGAAAATTTTATTATTCGTATAAATAAAATAATTTCTTTAGCAATATAAATATAAATGCCAAGAATTGCCAATGATTACAGTAAAACTACTATTTACGCCATTGTCTGTAACAACCCTGAAATAACAGACTGCTATGTAGGCTCAACTTGTTGTCTATATAGTAGAAATGCAAACCATAAAAGTGATTACGATAATCCAGAAAAGAATCATAAAAGAGTATATCAATTTATTAACCAGAATGGTGGTTACGAATCCTTTAGCATAAAAACTTTAGAAGAAGGTTCATTTAAAACACAGAGAGAAACAGAAGAAAGGGAACAGCATTGGTGTAATATTTTAAATGCATCTCTAAATACCCGCAGTCCAATCCGTGACATAGAAAAAAAGAAGAAGCGCCAAAAGAAGTATTATGAAGACAATAAAACACAAATAAAATTACAACAGAAAGAATATTATTTAAAAAATAGAGAGAAAATTTTAGGCAATTATCATCTTAAAAAACTGCTTAATCTTGCGACAAATAACCACACGGAAAGCAACAATAATAATGAAGATAACTAAATATATACAGTAAAAAATTTGAGGTACTGTTTCTCTCTAATTCTCCATTATAGACTGAAATATTTTTTTGTAATTCTAAAAAGTTGGTTCTAAATCTCATATATTATTCTTGTATTTTTTTTTTAAGAAGATTGATTATATACTGGTCGTCCTTCCACTGAAGATACTCATCGTCCTGAATAAGATACTGTTTCGACTCAATAAGAGCGTCATTGAAGTCATATAGATATACAGCAATACGAATGCTTTTAAAAAGTATAATTTCTAAAACCTGATATTTGAATTTAGAAATGCTCACAGTGCGCTTAAGATTAGGATATACAGGATATTCGTCGTTCATATATAAGTTGCAGAGAGAAAAAGTATTGACATTTGCGTTAATGTGGGTGCGGATAATATTATCTACAATTGTAGATAATATTATCTTACAATTGTATAT